CCCCGATCTGAAAGACAAATCGGAGACAGAGTGATGGCTGTAATATTCTACTGCCCGATTTGCGGGGTCGAGCTGTCAAGACACGCAGCGACCACGCTCAGTGCGCATTGGGCTGAATGGAAGCAGGCCGACAAGCGCGACGAGATAGGTAAGACTTTGGCGGAGCTGGTGCTGGCCGCGCCTAAGAAGAACTTTTGGTTTGGATATGGGAGGCCCGACGTATGAAAATCGATTGCGAACCGTTGCCCACTTTTACCTCGTCCCCCTGCACTATAGACGGCATCGACGGGCATTGGAGCGGCGAGTGGATGGTATGGGATATGCGTGCTCCGCTTCCTCCCAAGCCGGTCTTCACGGGCACAATTGAGGATTGCGGGCTCGTCGCGGGTGCTCTCAATAGACGCCAGCCCCGCCCACCTACCTCGTCGTCAGAAGATTGCAGCAATTTACTTGCCCGCCCATGACCGCCAGCGACGTGGACCTCGTGCGGCGGTTGCGCGACATGCACGACAGGGTTCGTGGCTTCGGCCGCGCCAACGGTGAACGCCAGGCGCTGCTCGAAGCCGCAACCACCCTCGAACGCCTCCAAGCGGAGAGGGATGGGCAGTGGCAGGACATCGCTACGGATACTCTGGCGCGCATCATATTCGAAGCGTGCATGGCTGAGCGCGTGATTAACGGCATCAGCGGATGGGACGAGTGCAATAGCGAGACGGCCTACGCTGGCTCGACGTGGAAAACGCACACGCCGGGATTACGCGCAGCCGAGAAGCTAAAATGGCAGCGAGTTGCCGTTCGCCTTCGCCGCACCCTCCCCCGGAGTCCAACATGACTGAGCTAACACATCAAGGCGACGTGTCAGGAAATCGGGGAAAAGCGAACATGGATGAGCTGATCGAGAGGCTGGAGAAGGCGGTCGGGCCGGATCACGAACTGGACCTTATTCTGGCCCGTATGGTTGCGCCGGGGGCCATCGCTCATTCATCCGAGCACTTGCCCTACACGTCCAGCGTCGACTCCGCGCTCGCTCTGGTAGAGCGGAAGCTGCCGGGGTGGGCGTGGTATGTCGAACGGATCGCAGGTATCGACACGCGGCCGCACATATGCGAGGCCGACCTATGGCTCCCCGCGCAATTGGGTAGGGGTGGGCGGTTCCGGGCAGGCGCACCTACCGCTCCACTCGCCATTCTCCTAGCCCTGCTCAAGGCCCTCAACTCCGACTCCTCCAATGCCCCGTAACTACGGTAGAGGCCCCGGTGTGATGATGCTGGTTATTGCCGCAGGCGGGGCCGTGTGGTGGGGCGGGCGATGGATGGGGTGGTGGTGATGTTGGAGTATTTCACCCCCGCGCAGGTCGCGGCCATGTTCCCGCGCTCTGACGGCCGGCCAATGTCCGAACGCACGTTGCGCTCCGAGGCTAGACGGCATCGTTGCTGCGCTATCGTCGGCAAGGCTATGTTCTTCACCCGCTCTGACATCGAAGCCCTGGTGCATGTATGGCACAGCTCAAACTCTACAGACGTGGCAAAACGTGGTGGGTCTCGGGGACAGTCGACCGAGAGCGCATCCGCGAAAGCACGGGCCACACTAGTCAGGAACGGGCACGCCAATGGGCGGCGAAGCGGGAGTGGGAACTTGAGCAGGAAGCCGTCTTCGGCCCCGAGTCCGTCTTCACCTTCGGGGCAGCCATGAACCTCTACATTGAGGGTGGCGGGGAACAGCGCTTTCTTATGCCGCTGCTGGACGAATGGGAAGACCGGCTGATGAAGGACATCGCGCCGGGCGATGTCGTTGACCTGGCGAACAGGCTCTATCCCGAGGCGTCGGGCGCCACGAAGAACAGACAGGTCATCACGCCCGTTACTGCCATCTTCCGCTTCGCCGCCAAGCGCGGAAAGTGCGCCCCTATCCTCGTCGAGAAGTTCCCGGTCAAGCGCATCGTCTCCCGCAAGACGGCGACATGGGAATGGGTGGAGAAGGTGACCGCCGTAGCTAAGCCCAAACTGGCAGCGCTTGTCCTGTTCCTTCCAAGCACCGGTGCGCGGATCAGCGACGCGCTCAAACTCGAATGGTCCGATGTGGACCTTGACGCCGGCACGGCCATGCTGCGCGACACGAAGAACGGTGAGGACAGGCTGGTGACGCTACTGCCAGCCGTGCGCGAGGCGCTACGGGGCCTGCCAAGGCGCGTCGGGCACAGGAAGGTGTTCCCGTTCTACGACCGCTCCGACGTGCTGCGGCAGATCAAAACCGCCTGCAAGAAGGCCGGAGTTGAGGATATGCCGACACACGGCATCGGCCGGCGCCTATTCGCCACCACCATGAACGAAGCCGGGATTGACCCGAAGACAGCCGCAACGGCTGGAGGGTGGAAGACGGTTCGCATGTACCAGGAAATCTATGCCCAGCCCGGCGACGAGCACGCCGCTGTTGCGAGGGCGATTGGCACAAAGCTGACACAAGCCGCAAAACCACGAGCCAAAAAGCTTTGACGAGTCATCGCGCTATGATAGGATCGGCACGGCCCTTGGTAAGGGAGAGGTCTCGGGTTCAATCCCCGATTGCAGCACCACCATTCCCTAGCATTACCAGTCCTCTTGCCTCGGGTCATCGTGCTGGTTCGTGCGGAACATCGCACGAACACGCTTCACGGTTGGCACAAATCTGTCACACGCCAGTTCCCGTTGCGTTCACGCGCGGGTTTCCCGAGCCATCCGGCTCATCAACATAGGAGGACGACGCCTTGAAACTGCTGCTTGCCGCCCTTGTGGCGGTCTCGATGATGGGACTGGCGACCGACGCCTTTGCCCGTAAGCCGAAGCCGGGGTGGACCCCTGCGTCTGGGCCGCACTTTTTCCTGACGCAGTGCCAGCGGCAACCGGGCTCCCCCGCCTGCTGAACATGACTGAGGCTCCCGCTGGTGGCAGCGGGGGCTAACCCTTCCTGACCTCGTTATTGAGCATCAGGGTTTCGCGGGACAGCAGCCCGCCGTGATGCACCTCGTCCCGGTCAATGGCTTCGACAAGGGCGCCGACGGCCGCCTCGCGTTCCGCCTCTCCGCACGCCTTGAAGGCGTCCACCAGCTTGTCGGAGAACAGGCGCACCGACCGGTCCTCACCGCTTACCCCATGCGATGCAAGGCCGGATAGCACCTGCCCCATGAGGCCGGTGAGGGTCGCAAGCTTCAAGCGAATATCCCGAACGGCGTCCGGCCGCTCAGGCGGGCCTTGGTTTCCTTCGATGGGCTAAGAGCGTCGATGGGGATACTGCCGACGAGGCAGCCATCCTTGAACGCCCATCCGCTGACGCCGTTGACGGCCTGGACAAACATCATCATGTCGCTGTTGTCGGCATTCCACTCGACGGTGCCGACGATGGTATCACCGGCCTTCGCCACGTCGGCTTTGAACTGTTCAACCGTGTAGCAGGACTGGGCATGGGCTGGGCTGAGGAGTGCGAGGAGCACCCCGAGTGTCAAGAGGAAGCGCATAGGGTGGTCCTTTCGTTAGCGTGACCGCAGGAACGCCAGAACATCGGCCCCGAACTCGGGGTCGCTGTAGCAATGGACGGACCCGGTACGGGGGTCGTGAATGCTCAGGATGGCCGCGCCGTTCTCGTACTCGGCAAAGCTGTTGACCTTGGCGTAATGGTCATCGAACTTGTATCCACGCACCTGTGCCAGCCAGCTCTTGCTCTTGCGGTCGGCGTCCTCGAACTCGGTCAGGTTGAAGTTGTGCGTATGACCGGTGACGAACAGAGCAGCATCTTCGCCAAACTTGGCGGCGCGGAGTGTTGAGTGTCCGGGATTGTAGATGGAGGAGCCCTTGCGGCCGTGCGAGGCGTCGACCTTCGTTTCTGTCCCGCTGTCATGCCGAAGGACGAACTGAGCCCGCCAGTCGACCACCGGGACATGCTGGGCACCGAGGCGCTTATAGAAGTCAGTCCCGCCGTTCCACTCGTCGTGATTCCCGAGGAGCCAGAGGAGCCATCGCACGCCGGCATCGAACATGAACCATTCGGCTATTCGCTTGGCGGTCTTGTTGCTGATTTCGCTTTCTGCCCACAGGCGCGCAAGGCGGCTGGTCCAAGGCCAGTTGTCCGTCGTGTCACCAATGTTCGCGCCGTAAATGCCAGGCTGCTTGGCGACGGCTATGTGCCGTTCGAGGAGCGGCCAGTTGCACCCCTCGTTGTCGAGGTGCGGGTCACCGAACCACAGGATGCCGTAGGGCTTGGTCTCATGGACGTGTACCGCGAACCAGCGGCGTTGCGCGGCGTTGGACGCCTTGCGCTGAAAGTGCTTGCGCTGGCGGGCTAGTACGTCCTCGATTGGCTCTTCGTCGTCACCGTCGGTCACGAAGCTGGGGAAGGTGATGGGCTTGGTCTCGGATGCCATCTTCGCTTGGATTTCGCGCACCCGGCGATATGGCGATGAGCCTTGATGCTTCCCCATTGCCTTGAGGGCGTGGGCTGGGACTTCGCCGGCCCGGAGGCGCCGTTCCAGTTCGGCCATTGTGTCGGGCGTCCAGTGTTGCCCTGGGACGTTCAATTATTGGCCCTTCCAGCTAGTGAGCCCGGCATTGACCAACCACACCACGGCGGCGACTATCGCGGCGATGACGAGCCACCCGATCTTGGCCGCGGTGCCGTTGACGCTCTTGCGCAGGGATCGGAGGAACATGAAATCGCGCCGGGCTTCGTCAACGTGATCGGCACCGTCTATGCGCAGGCCGGCGTCTGCCAGCTCTTCGCGGAAAATCGTGCGCAGTTGCTCGGCTTGGGCTGGGGAGAAGGCATCGTCGCTCATGCGTCGCCCTCCTCGCTCAAGAAGGACTGGGCTTCCCGCTGCATGAGACACAGTACGCCGATGGCTTCGAGGGCGGATGCCATGTGGTAGGACGTGACTATGTTCCCGTCGGCATCGAAATACCCGACGATGAACCCTGTCATGCGTCCGTTCTGAGCTTCCGAGAGCAACTCGCGGAAGGCTTTGACAATATCCGGATCAGATGGAGGTCGGCGTTCGTTGAGCGAAACTATGTCGGCCATTCAGCTTCCCCAAGGTATGACTTTCAACAAAATGACGATGCCGACGAGGGCCACCGCGAGCGCTCCTCCGACAACAAACAGTGACCAGAGCCAGTCAGGCATTGATTGAGGACTCCGGGTTCTATTAGAATGCGAGCCCATGAACCGACGCTCGCTTTTCCTTGGGGTTGCCGCCGCCCTTGCCGCTCCTGCCGTGGTACGGGCCGAAAGCTTGATGAAGGTTGCGGCGCTTCGTGCGGACAACCGAGTCGGCGGTACGACGATCAACGTCAACAGCATTGGGACCAAGAAAATCCTCACGCCGCAGACCGGCGATGTCATGCTTTACAGCGTGGCAGACGGCTGGAAACTGTATCGGTACGACCTCGACACAGGCATCGTCCACCAGGCTTAATCCCCTCGCCTGACACGGCTAAACCAGTCGTCCCCTATCGGCTTCCCCGGCTTTGGATGAGACGGCTTCGCGTCAGGGTGACCATCCGGGAACTGCTCGATGGGGTTGTCGCTGGTGCGTCGCCAGATCGCGAGGAACGCGACGACACCGAGAACAGCCGCAACGCCCCACTTCCCCAGCCATGCGCCAAGCACGAGCCCGACCACTAGCCCGATACCCACGAGCCAGTACCAGGGCTGCGCGTCGAGCGTGCCGTTAAAGCAAGCGAAGGGGTTAAGGACGCAGGTCAGGTTCATTTCTTCGCCATCGGCCCCGGCTTCGTAGCGACGAGCCGCGACCACACCACGCCAACGCCAAGCGCCACCATGAGTGCGGCCTTCCAGCGCGGATCAAGCGCGAGAGCGGTCGAGAGCAGCCCTGGGTCGATAGCGTCCAGCAGTGGCCCAATGGCCGCGAGCGCGCCGAAGAAGTAGGACTTGAGCCCGTCGACCTTTTCCCGGAACGCGGGCCATACGAGATACAGCCCGCCACAGACGACAAGCGCGATACCAACGAGGATCATGTCGGTTTCCTTCCGAACAGTGCGAGGATGAAGTTGATGATGGCCGCTATGAGCGCCTGTAAGCCCGTGGCGGGGGAAGATTGGTCGGATGGCTCTTGGGTGCCGGGGGCGGGGTCTTTGCCCGCAGGAGCCAAAAATAGCGCCTTCTCAGCAGCGCGGCGGCGGGACAGGCCGGCGAGAACTTTCCCGTTCGCCTTGTTCCAGCGCCCGAACTCCTGCGCAGCTCCCGCGAAGTCGCCTCGGTTCACCTTCTTGAGCAGGGTGGACTTGGCGAGGTTCTTGCCCCCAAGGTTGAACGTGAACGATACGAGGGCGCCGAACTGGTTCTCGTTGATATCGACGGTCAGGGCAGAAGCGACCTCGAACTCGACGCGCTCAAGGTCGCGCGCCAGGATTTCGGCACCTTCGCCCGGCGTGAACGTCTTGCCCTTGGTCTTGGCGTATTTGGGCTCCCCGGCGGCGTCCGTGTGGCCGTAGCAGCACGTCGGCACGTCCCAACCGTGGGCCGGGTCCGGGTACCAGTGGTCGACGAAGCCCTCGAACTGCTTGATGAGGGCCAGCGCCTCCGCATTGGTCTTTGGCATGTAGCGATGTCCTTGGGTTTAGCGGACGCGAAGGGCGTAGAGGCCGCCATAGGCAGTCGTCGACGAACCGCCAGTATAGGCGCCACTCATGCTGAGGTAGTACGTTGTGGCTGAGGCGAGGCTTACGCGGAACGGACCGACAATCGGCAGCGAACACGGGGCAGCGGCCGGCAACGCAAAATAAAACAGCTTGTCGTTTATCCCCAGCCCCGGCGCAGTCGCACTCGTGGTATTGATCCACAATCGCTGACTTGCCGACGTACGCGCTGCGCCGGTAGTCATAGTGATCTCGCCCCATACGATCCAGTCTCCAGCGGTGAGTTGCTTGGACGTGACATCGTACGACGTGCCCGACGTGCTGACGTTGACGGCGCTACCAGAGGTGACTACGGAACTCAGCAGCTCCCCGACATAGCCCGCGGCGGCGGCATCGTTCGTGGTGGTGCCGAGTATGCGCCCGGCCATCGGGTTGACGTGAATCCATGCGCCCGTCGAACTATCGGCGCTGCTATCGTAGCGCAGGAGGAGGAATTGCCCGGAAACCCAATCGCCAGCCGCAATCGCTATCCCGCCCATGCGGAGGATTTTCTTGGTGCCGATGGAATTGACGTTGAGCGTCGTGCCGCCGGCCGCAGACGCCGATGTCGTCTCGATCATCAGCACGGCGCCGTCTGGAATCTGGTTCGCGCTCGTGCCGTACCCGGTATAGGTGGACTCGTTGAGCGTGATGGTGATGCCGGTGGCGGTACCGCCGACCGCGACCGTGCCGCCAAGATCGAGGAGCCAGCGCTTCTGAGCCCCGAATATCGCGCGGAACATGTTGTTCACGTCGCTGGGGTTCATCACGTTCTCAGCGAGGTTGATGCTGGAGAACGTGCTATTGCTCGCGTCCGTCGCGTTGGCGTTGAAAATGCCGGCTGCCATTTACTGGCCTCCTCCTACGAATGTTCCTGTGCGGGGGTCCCAATAAGTTCCGAAGCCGGAGCCATTGCCGGCCTTCGGCTTTGGAACGAGCGAGAGCAGGCCACCCTCAACCGGCTTGCCGGATAGGTACTGGCTGACATGGCCCATCGGAGTCTTGTTCCAGACATCCTGGATGCCTTGGAGCAGGGACGGGACTGTTGACGATGGAGCGCTGCTCGGCATCGGCCCGCTCGAATAGACGGAGCCCGGCGCCGATATGCGGTTGGTGGTGGTGTTGAGGACAGAGCCGTCCGGTAGAACGGTGTAACTGTAGCGCCCGCCCTGAGACGTGCCCGTAGTGCCCGCTGGCACCGTCTTGCCGGAGGCGAGGGTGACACTGGGCGGGGGTTGGATGGCCCGGTTCATCATGCCGGGCTGAAACGATGCGCGCGACGGCGGGGGAGCGATGGGGGCCGTGTCCGTCTCCGTCGCAACTGCCGTTTCTGGCAGGATCGAGGGGCGGGGAATGGGAAGCGGGGGAGCCGCCGCGACCTGCGTCCCCATGCCGGGAACGGTGATCTGGATGGGCTGCTTCTCGGGCGAGGTCGAGGGAATGGCGGGATCGAGGAACGTTGTCTTATCCACGTATGGCTGATCGCTGTAGATCGATGCCGACGAGCCAGCGCCCGAGTAGGGCAACCCATAGGACCGTTCGCCCTGCGGTGTTGCCGCGCTTGGGTTGAAGTCGAGGAGCGGGCTCGGAGTGCTCGTGAGTTGCGCGGTTTGCGTTACATCGGTGTCGATGGGCAGGACTGAGGGCGGAACCGATGGGGCGGCCGGAGCCGGGTACAGTGAGGCGTAATCGGCTGGATTGTATGCCGACGGCGCAATGGAGGGGATGAGCGTGCCGTTGAGTTTGTCCGGCGGGGCCATCGCCCCTGTGTAGAAATCGCGCGGGTTATAGGCCGGCATGATCGCCGGGCCTGCATTAGTCGCCGTCGTCACCGGGTTGCCACTGCCGTCAATGGGAACCGTCTGGACGGTGTTCTTCTTGAGCCCCTGCGTCTGGTACAGATTCCCGCCGTATGGCGTGGGAGGGGCCATTGAGCCAGTGTAGAACTCCACGAACGGATCGGAGGCGGATGCCGGCGGCGGAGAGGGAGGCGTCGGGCGCGGGATGGGGAGCGGGAACGTCTCGGCCGGCGGCACGGTCGGGGTCGCGTACTGGCTCACGAGGTTGTTCTTGCCCATGAGCGTGGAGCGCCCGAAGTCGCCCAGCGGCCCCATCATGTTGAGGGCGCTATTGGCCTGTTGCAGCATCTCGGGCGTCAGGGTGAGCTTGTTCGTCTTGGGGTCGAACGCGCCGACGCTGGACGGGACGCCCTGCTGGATGGCTCCCGACATGCCCATGTTCCAGAGCGCTGCATCGGGAAGAATGCTGGCGAGGCCGTTGACGAGGCCGGCGTCCCGCGCACCCTGCACCAAGGCATCGGGCTTGAGCGTGTAGTCGGACGGCAACGGCTGCGACGTGACCATCGTCTTGCTGCCCGAATAGGCGTCGGGAGGCGGGGACACCTGGGCGAATTGACCATCCGGTCCAAATTCCCACACGGCCCCGTCAGCCGTGGTGACGCGCTGCCCGACCTGGTAGTCGCCAAGAATTACGCCCATAGGGAAAATGCCCTCGATGAAGGGTGAGCCGGCCCATTGCGCGAGCCGGGGTTAGGGATTAGGTGTTGCGGGATGCCGGAACTCGATCTCGACAAGGACCGCTACCGGGTCCAGACCCCTTCGGGTCGCTGGAATGTGCGGGACAAACCGTGGCAGTTCGCCTATGGCGCAGCCACCGGCGTTTTCTTCCTAGGGTTCGGATGGTGGAATCGCGCCGAAATCGGCTTGGTTCTTCTGCTCGGTCTCACGGCAATGAGCAGTTTCTTGCTCGGGATGGTCGCCGCGCTGTGGCTCAAGCGCTTCGACTAGCGCCCTCCACCCATCCCGCCGATTGTGATTTCGAGTGGCTTGTTCGGGCCAGTGAGCAACCCGCCAGTGGCAGGGCCGATCATCGCCGGGGCAGCCGGTTGACCAGCCCGTGTCAGAGCCGCGATCTGCTCGGCACTCAGGATGCCACTCGAGAGCAGGTCACCCAGTTTGGCATTCACCTTCGGTTGCGTTTTTCCGCGAAGGCCAGCACGAGCCCAATCGAAAGCCTGGAACACCATGCCGGTAAGACCCTGCGGGCGTTCAGTGCGGCGAAGCAACGGATCGACTTCACCTTGCGCCGCCTCACGAGCTGCCGTCTCGCTGTTTCCCGTAACAACGTTCTCCGTCTTACCGTACACTGCCTCGCGATTGATCCGCTTCATCAGATCGTCGGCAACCTTCGGGCCGAGAATGAGGCGAAGCTTCTGCTCGTTGTAGCCCTTTTTGAACAGGTTTCGGAGTGCCAGCGCCTCGTTGACCGCATTGCCCATCTGCGCCTCGATTGTCGCGCGGGCGCCCTGAAGGAACGCATCGCGCTCACTGGTCGACATGCTCTTGAGCGCATCGGAAAGCTGGGTGGGAGACATCTCCTTACCGAACACGGCGGACCCGGCGTCGAGCGCGTCGAGCACCTTGGCGGGACCAGCATAGGCGTCACGAGCCGCCTTGTAACCGGGCACCAGTTTGTCGGCTTCCGCCGTGAGGACGCGCGCTAGGTCTCGGGCTTGCCGCGCTTCGTTCTTTGCGCCCGTGCGCCCCGCCTTGCTGGCGATGTCGTCGAGCGCGCGCTTGGCGTAGTCGATGATGCCAATGGTATCCGTGCCGCGATAGCCGTCATTCGCTGCCATCTGGCGCGCCTTGGCAAGCGCTGCCTTGCCCATAGGTGTCTGGAACACGAAGGCGAAGTTGCCTTGCTGAACCGGCACCTTCACGTCGCGGACGGCTTTGTAAAGCGGATCGGCCGCTGCCTTCTGCCCGGCAATGATCTGGTCCTGCATTGCGGAGAAGCCGGGGCCGGTGCCCATCGTCTTCGCAACGTCGTTCTCGACGCGAGCCGGTGCCCAGCCCCTGCGGTTCTCGACCGCCGAGCGGATGGTCTTCTGAGCGGGACCGGGCACGGATGCCAGCGCCCCTGCCTGGCGCTGCAGGTTCGGGCCAAGGTCCATGACCATCGAGCCGTCGCCCAGTTCGCCAAGCTTGGCGTTCACGTCGCCGGCCGCGATACTGTCGTCCTTGAGAGCGCGAGCAAGCGGCTTCATCTCGGCTGACACGCCGCGACCGAGTGCCTTGTTGACCACCGCCCCAACGCCGCGACCGACAACCGGTAGTGCGCCTCCAAGCCCTGCCCCGACAAGGGCGCTTTGCGTCATGTCCTTTGTATTACCACCACGGGCGGCTGTATCGGCCGCTCCTATGCCCATGCCCGATGCCGCCCCAAAACCGACACGTGACGCGAGTCCGCCAGTCATGCCGAGAGCCCGCCCAAGGTATGGAACAGGACCAGCGGCCATGAAGGGAACAACGGTGCCAGCAACCTGCCCAGCCAGAGTGGCGTTCGGATTCTGCTGCTCGCGCGAAGCGTTCTCCGCCGCGATCTGTTCCGCCGGTACGCCGTACAGCGCGCCCTTGGCCGAGTTGAGCCCACCCATCATGGCAGGGCCTGCAATCGGCACCGCGTTGACCGCGCCAGTGTATGCCGCCTGTATCTTGTCCAGCGGCCCCGTCATGGGCACTTGACCGGCGGCTGGCGGCGTAGGGGACACCTGCGGCAGAGCCCTGCCCGCACGCGCTTGTGTGGCGGCCCAGTCGGCATACTCGCGCGAGCCGGGCTTAAAGTTCGGCGGCGGCGTTGCCGTTGCGCCCTTCGCCCCGATCTTGGCAGCGATTTCCTCGACGGTCGCGTTCTGCTGCTCGGGGGAGAGCTTCAGAAACGCGTCGTCGACGGTGACCGTCTTGTCACCGATCTTGAGGGTTGCCATTACTGGGACAAGCTCCACGGAATGCCCGACGTTGTAGTGCCAGAGAAAATGTTGCCGAGCGGCTCATAGGTTTCGGGCTGGCGGAGGAAGGCTGACGGGTCGACACCGTAGCGCGTGGCCCGATCAGTGAACTGTTGGTTGATCGCCTCAACGTTGCCAGCGGCTTCTTGATACAGTTTTTCTGCCGCCTGCTTGAAGGCATCGCGCTGCGATTGCGTCAAGCGTTCGCCAGTGAGGACGCGCTGCACGAGGCCCTGAATCTGCTCACCGTAGGAGCCAGTCTGCGCCGCCATCGCAAATTCGCTTTCGCGGACAACCGAGCCGGGATCGAGCATCTTCATGTAGCCATAGATCAAACCCATGTCGCCGGCACCAGTGTCTAGAGCAGCGCTCTGGCGGACACGCTCATAGGCGCCCTTGACCGTCTCGAAGTTCTTGATCGGGTCCGAACTGGAATACTGCGCATAGAGGTCTTTTTCGTACCCGAACCCATCCTTGGGGTTGACGCCGCCAGTGCTGGCGTAAGGGTCGTAGGCTTCCGTGACCGTATCGCCCGCAATCTTGACCAGCTTTCCGCCGACTTCCTGATACTTGGCCTCCGGCGCCTTGGCGCGCTCAGCCTTCATCTGGTATGCGGACACCAGAGCTTCCGCGCCCTTGCCCTGATCGACAAGCGGAATGAGGTCATCGAAGCCCTGCGCGTGCAGCCATGCCTTGGTCTGGTTCGTGGCTGTGAGTTTTTCCTGTGCGGAAGCGTCCGCCGCGCGGCCCGCCGGAGCGTACTGAGCGGCAGCGCCGAGCTTGTCCGCGACGCTGCCCGGAGCACCAAGCCCGGCCCCGATGGAGCCGAGCCAGTTCGTGTTCTTGTTCGCCCACTGCGCCGCTGGATTGTCGGCACCTAGCAAGGCTTCGAGGAGGCCCATGTTGTTCTCCTAGAGTGCCGACACGCCGATGCCGAGAAGGGGAAGCAAATAGTCGGTCCAACTTGCCGCCGTCTCGCCCGTGTTGCTCGTACCGCTGGTGAGGCCGAACAGGTCGGACAGGAGCGAGATATACTGGTCGCTTTCCGCCTGAGCTGCCGTGTCCTGAGCGGCGCCGACGCCGGTTTCCACCGTACTTGGAGCCTGCCCCAGCCCGAAGTACGCCCCCAGCGAGGTCGCGCCGTTCGCCACGTTGTTGTACGCCTGCTGGCCCATGTCGTAGGACTGGCCATAGGTTGCGGCCTGTGCCGCCAGATAGTCCTTCTCGTTCTGGACGTTCTGATTGTATTGGTCGAGTTGCAACTGCCCGAGCGCGGAGGCGAGGCCCTGCGATGCAGCCTCCTGATTGCTGTCCGACCCGAACAAGCCCGAGTTGTTGAAGGACGAATTGACCGCCTGCAACGTGTCGTTGGTCACGTCGCTGTAAACCTGATCGAGGCCGTTCGCCTCGTCGTTCATGGCATTGGCAGCAAGCTGCCCGTACGTGTCCTGCAAGCCGATGACGCCGTACTGGTCATTGGCCTGCGTGGAGGTGTAACCCTGATTGTTGTTGACGGCGGTGGTGTAGCCAATGCCGCTCGACACGCCGGCGTCATAGGTCGGGTTGTTCGCAGCCGCGAGCGCGTCATCCCACCCCTGTTGCGTGGTCGTGCCCGGCCCGACATAGGTCGGCCCCCCCGCGAACACTTCGTCAACGCCACCCGCTCCGGTAAGCAGGTTGTTGATGGTATCGTTCAGGGCAACGCTGGCGTCGCCTGTTCCGTCGCTCATTGGAGCACCTTTAGAATGTGGTTATTGTCCCCCGCTGGGACGAAGCCCGGCAGGAAGGACCAGTCGCGGCCCATGATCTGGATTGACGTGCAGCCCGCCGCGCGGGCGACAGGTTCGAGATACGCAACAACCTCAGCGGCTAGTCGGGCCAGGGCCTTGGGTCCGCGTCCCTTGGCTGCGCCACTGATCCACCACACCCAGAAGGCCCGATCTGTCGTGGCTTCGATGAGCACAAGAAAGGCGGCACGGTCGGCGTGGAGCGTGAGCGCCACCTTCCGACCGTCTTCGAGGTGTTCCTTGATCGTCTCGGGCGGCAATGCTGCGCCGCGCACCAGCGGTTCAAGCCAGCGCCAGTTCTGCCCCACCGTTTCGCGGGGCACTGGTATGTGGCGCACCTTACTTGTTGAGGGACGCTTGCCCGATCACGTCGATCTGGTTTGCCGCGCTCGACGTGATGCGAAGATAGGAACCCTGCGGCAGTTTGATCGGCTGGTCCCAGGTGAACGTCTGCTTGGCCGTCATCGCCAGCGCATTGCGCAGATAGGTCGAGGTCGAGCCGTTGTAGATGGCAATCGTCAGGTTCGGGGTCGAGCCGTTGATTTCCGTGCAGGCGAACCAGTAAACCGTGATCGGATAGTCGGCATTGCCCGCCACGTCATGGGCGCTTGTGTCCGCTATCTTGAGCGTGAAGAGGTCGCCAGCGTTCTGGACGAGAAGGGAGCCTGCCACCTAGACCCCCATGTTCGCGGACTTCGGATACTCGAAGCCGTTGTCGTAAGTCCACGTATTGCCCGCAGCGTGCGTGTGCTTGGGCGTGATAATGCGGCCCGACGCACGGGTCATCACCCGGCCAGTCCTCGACGAGGGGCTGTAAGCACCTTTCCACGTCACGCTGTCGGACTGCTTTTCCTGCACCCCGAGATAGACCGACACCGAAGCGTCATCCGTCATCGGCGTGATTTCGTTGATGAGCCGGCGCTGGTCCTGCATCGAGGCGGACCCGACCAGCGTCGCCGCCATGTTCGTTCCCGCAAAGGTCGCGTATTTGAGCGCGGAATTGAGGGCCATCATCAACGGTTCACCGCCCCGTAAGAAACGACTATCGAGCGGAATTTGCGTCATGCCATCCAGTGTGCCGAGAGCATCCATATCCTCCAGCGTGTAGCCGGGGGTGGCGAAGCGTGCGAGCCAGCCGGTGTCCACCGTCAGGGTGAACCACTCATTGAGCTGCCAGTCGTACCCGATGATGCGGTCGAAGATCGACGTGCTCGAATTGCTGGACGACGGGAAGCGCCACAGCACAACCTTGTTGAGCGGGTCGAGCGCGCCCTGCACCTCATTGAGGCGCGAATTGTCGATCTGCGCCAGGAACCAGCGATTGACCTTCTCTGCCCCGATGGGAATATTGCCGTTGGTCGTGTCGAACTTATAGAAGCCGTCCGAAGCGAGGTAGAACACCATGCCATCGAACGCCACCATGCTCCGCGCGCCGACACTGCCGCGCCCATCGGACACGGTGCGAATGTCGTAGAGCGACCCACTCGAGCCGGGGAACTGGATCAGGCTCATGGCCCGCTCCTGGAAAATGAGCCCCTGCCCGTTTTCGAGGTCGCAGCCGCAGATGAGCGCACCGCCAGAAATGAAGGTCAGGCCGTCCGCGCCCTGCGTCGTCCAGTTGGTATGGTCGCCAATGGCCGACGATTCCATGCGCCTGTTGTTCGCCGCGCAGTCGAGGGCGAAAATGACGTGGTTGCACTCGAATATGTACCGCGCCGCCGGAGCCCCGCTCACCGCATTGTTGCCAGCCGGCGTCTCGACGTTGTAGGCCTTGAATCCGTCGGTCGTGTCCGTATTGAGCAGGTACGAGCCGAAGTGCAGGAAGCACACATCATCGCCGCTCGTCACCGTGCGCCCCGTCTCCACGTCTGACAGGGTGTAGTCAGCCCCCATTTTCTCAATCGTGGTCGAGGTCGAGAAGTAGAGCTCGTACGTACCGGCCTGCTTCACCAGCCATGCGCCGCCGCGGCACTCAGCGCTCAGTGCTTCCGCGCCATTGGCCTGTACGAGGCCGGGGAACGGGCCGTAACTGATGGCTTGACTGCCCCGCCCGTCGCCCATCGTGATCGGCAGAACGCCGTCAGCCGTTGAGCAAAAGCCGTTCGGCCCGAGCGTGTCGGGTCGCCAAGGCCCCCATGCGCCCATCGCTTACTGCCCAGTGGTGTAGTTGAAGGGTTGATAGGAACCGACACGCGCAAGCGCTGGGTCGACGCGAAGCGTGCCCGTCCGCTGCATCGCTATGGTGCGGCGCAGCTTTGGAAGCTCCTGGTCAAGAAGAGAGTTCCAGGCGATGCCCTTCTGCGAATCCTGTGGGTAGGTCGAGCCCCACATCATGCAGGCGGCAAAGTAAATGTCGGGGTGATTTTCGAGCAGCCAGTTTGTCGTCACGCTGTCACTCAGCGCAAACCGCTGGCGGTAGCGGAAGCGTAGCGCATAGGCTGCATCGCATGGCCGGTCGAGCTTGATGGACGTGGTGCTGTCCATGCACCATTGCGTGGGCTTGCCCGATGCATCGACATAGGCCATTGCCGATGCCGACTGCTTCTGAAGCAGTTCCTCGTCTTCGCTGCCCGAGTCGGCAATGAACAGCGCAACCGGGTGGACGATGCTCAGGGCCGACGTGCTGACCGAGCGACTGTCGACCGTGCCTGTCAACGACGCATCGGTTTCGACCGGACCAATCTCACGGTTCAGCCGAGCCTCGGCAAGCGTAACGATGTCAGAAATCGTATCGCCGGACATGATGGATGAACTGAGGTCCATCCACGTGTCGCGAATCGCGGTCTTAAGTCCGGCATAGGTGCTAAGTGACATTGCGTTCCCTCAGCCATTTGCCGAAGTTGCCCGCGAAGTGCTTGGGGCCGATGTGGCCCATGTCTATTTCGGGGTCTACGAACACCTGCCCGCCAAGCTTTCGCCAGCGCCGGCAAAACGAGTAGTCCTCGCCAAAGTAAAGGTCGCCTTCGTGAATGTTATCGAACAGCGCCCAAGCGTAGCCCTTCGGAGCATGACGGTCGGCGAAGCGCTTTTCGGGATAGCCCAGAACCATCTTCTCGACGCAGTTGCGGCTAATCCGCATGAACCCCGCCGGCACGCCTTCAACCTCAAGAAGTGTCGGGTTCTTCTCGTCTCCCCGCAGTTCTGGCTTGTCCATGAATCGCGTATGGAACGAGAGAGGATCGGCCCGCTGGGGATAGATGCCAGCGACCACATCGACGGGATAGTTCAACAGCTTAAGCATGGCCCCACGAGGCCATGTCACGTCGTCATCGAGAAAGAACAGGTCCGTCGCTTCACTCGCCATGAACTTGGCGCAGATCATGTTGCGGGAGTGAGCGATCATCGAATTGCCGCGCTCGTCTGCGAGGGTCACGCGAACCCCGGCCTCGTTGAGCGCGAACAGCTCGTCGATCAGGCAGCTCATGGTCCCGATGTCGACGCGCCCTGTGTAACAGGGTATCGAAATGTAGACGTGCCTTTCGGTCAAACGCTGATCCTCGATGGCTTGATCGCTTCCATGATGTAGTAAAACTGCCCCTCATCGACCGTGAGCAGCCGGGGCTCAAAATCGGCGCGGTACACGAAGCGATAGTCGGTCATTGGTGTGACGCCGACCTGATTTGTGTATTGCGGCTGGACGAGGAACGTGAACGCCTCGGGCGACAGGACGCGGGTATGGCCCGGATCGCCCCATGCCCAGCGCGATGTCGGGGCCGGGGAGGTTCCGCACAATACGCCGCCGGGTTTGAGGATGCGCCAGAACTCGGAGAACTGCGCAAAGAAGGTGCGCCAGTCGCCCTGCTGTCCTATGTGCTCCAAGACCTCGTATGCATGCACTTCCTCGAAGGTGTCGTCCGCGAACGGCAGGGGCAACACGGTGAGGTCATGCACTACGTCGGGCTTGTGGTCCGGGTTTATGTCCAGGGTGGTGAGGGCAGACCACTCGGCCCGCCCTCCCCATGTGAGTTGCTTGACGTGACGGGAGCCAGCGCCAAGCAAAAGCTCCATTACGCAGAACCCTTGATGATGCCGATTTCCACCAAGTCAGCGCGGAGCTGATAGGCGAACAGCGACAGGGAGTCGACGCGCGCCACGATGGCGTTGATCGCACCAGTCATCGACGCCGTGGTCACGATGTCGGTAATGGTGGTCAGTGCCGCCGAGGTCACAGCGAACTGGTTGGTAGCCGCCGGCTGGTCGACCGGAGTCTTGCCCCAGAACGCAATGAGGTCCGTGGTCCCCTGGCCCAGGCGGGTGCCGTCCGGGCCTTTGTCGGAGAGTTCCTTGATATTGGCCATGTCGTTTTCTCCTTATGGCTCGGGTTAGATGTCGGCCGCGAGCGAAGCGCGGACGGCGAGGCGGGGGTCGATGCACTCCTTGCCGTAGAGCACGTCGAGACGCCAGTTCGAGAAGTCATTCGTGCCGTCGTAGTAGGGAATGACGCGAACGCTGATGCCCTTGTAGGTGCGGCGGCCAACGTCAACGGCACCAGGCGGCTTGACCATCGGCACGGTCGCCAGCGCGAAAGCGTTCTTGTGGAAGAACAGGTTCTGCTGGTACGCGGTCGAGGCCACGCCCTGGTACGTCACGGTGTTGTCGTTGATGTCCGTACCGGTCGAGAGGTAGGCATTCTGGTGAGCGCCCGACAGGATGATGGGCGGCCAGATCGACACATCGGCCTCGTTGCTCGCAGTCGTCGCCGCAGCGCGAACAACGAACTTCTTGAGCACGCCGGTCGTTTCCTTCGACACAGGGTTGACTTCGTACACGTCCGAAATGGTGAACGTGTCGCCCTCCACCCAGTAGCCGGCCGTATCCGACGCGGCACCGTCGATATGGAACGTGACCGTCGTCGCGTCCTTGTAGGTGGCCCAGGTGTGCGTGCCATCCACGAGGGTCTGGTCCACGAGGTCAGTGCCGGTACGGGCGCCGGTCGTGTGCCAGGGAGCGTTCTGGTCCATGTAGGTGTCGATATTGGCCACCATGCCGATGCGTCCGCGACGATAGGCGTCCTTCGCCACATCCTGCATGTAGAGCGCGGTCTGCGAGCCAAGGAGAGCCCAGTGGTCGGTCGGCGTCAGAACCGCGTTGCGGTCCTCCTGCGGAATGCCGAACTTGTCCATGACGGCCGGAGCAAGCGCGAAATCCGCGAAGGAGTCGATGCCGCCCGACGGAATGGTGACGTGGTTCGCCACCTTCTTGTAGAGCGACAGCAGATCGGCGTCGATCTTGTTGGCGAGCTGGACCATCGCCGGCTTGATGACGCGATCGCCAAGTTCCCCGATCTGTAGGGTCAGGTCGCTGGACGAAAACTTGAAGTCGACGCCCTTCACGGTATCGACCGACATGGTGATTTTGCCTTCCACCACGTCCTGCACGGCGGCAGTCGAGCCGTCGCGGACGGTGAAGTCGGCGGGACGGCGGATCGAGATGGACTCGCCAACCTCGTAGCCGTTCACCTTCTTGGAGAACTCGTCTTCGTAACCGCGATAAACGAGGTTCGCCATGACGAGGTTGTTTTCGAGGATCATCACCGCCTCTTTGGCGATGATGTCCGCAGTCAAGGTCGTATTGGACATTTTGGTTTCCTTCTGGCCAGTCGAAACCGGCGCTGGGCCTTGCCGTCATCACGACGGGAAAGCGGGTGGGGTTCAGCGAACCGTTGCCTTGCCGCCAACGCCCCGCTTGCGAGCGGCGGCGTAGGCATCCATGTCCATGCTGGCGAGGTCGCCACGGGCAGCAGGCGATGACCTGCCGTTTACCGTAGCGAGCGGCGCTGGCGCGGGACCGGGCGGCTTGGGTGCTGTGGTTTGGGTCTTGAGCAACTGGTCGCCCATGTACGCCTTGTGGAGTACGTCGAGCAGGACGGGGCTCATGTTGCGGGCGAGGAAGTCGCGTGGAATGCGACTCTCGACTGCAAAGCCGACGACCTTCTTTTCGATTTCAGGGGACCAGCCCTTGATATTGGTTTGTGCCCACTTCCCGGCTTCCTCGATGCGCTTGGCGATGTCTCGCTGCGCAGCCTGAGAGCGCTGGGTCTGAGCGGCGCCGAGGTTCTTTTCCAGTTCGGCTTTCTGGTTGCGCATGTGCTGCGCGTAGTTCCATGCTTCGTCTGCGGCCAAGGGGTCGGTCTGGCGCGCCATCTGGTAGGCGTTCCAGTCGTATGCCTTGAACCGCTCCAACTCGGCATTGACCGAGCGCAGATGCGCCCGCATGTCGAGTTCGGCATCCGTCGCCTTCAGGCGTTCCTCGATCTGCGCTTCGCGCGTGTCGAGCGCCCTCGCCTTTTCGGCGTCGGCCTGACGTTTCTTGGTATAGTCGGCGTGCATGAGAATGCCGTCCTTGAGGCCCTTCGGTCCCTTGAACTTCTTCCCATTCCACTCGACGTCTTCGGTGTCGTCGTCCTCGGCTGTCTCGACCGCCTCTTGTCCGGCCTCTAGCGAGTCGGGGATGCGTTCGGGTTCATCGCGGATTTCAGTTTCAGGCGTAGTCGTTGCTTCCGGGGCGGTTGCAGTGTCCTGTCCGCTGGGGGCAATAGCCTCTTGTTCGTCGGCCATGTGACGATGCACTCCTTATCGGTTGGTGCAGGAAAACCGGCTCAGGGCCGGAAAACTATGCCGCTGGTCGATCCGGCAGCGGGGTTGGCTTGAATGCCTGGTAGCGGTCTGTTTCCGCGTTCATGCGGTCGGTCTGCGCCTCGAACTGCGCGGTGCGCGCGTTCATGGTATCCACCGTCGTATCGCCCTTGAGCTGGGCAAGCTGGGCCTTGAGCTGGGTGATCGTCTCGCCCTGCTGCTGGATGAGCTTCTTGCCATCCTCGATCTGCTTCTTGACGGCAGGCGGTATCTGGCCGCCGGCAGAAGCCTCAAGTTTCTTGGCAAGCTCGTCGGCGCCAGGCCAATCGAGGTTCTTGGCAAGCTCTGGCACGATGACGGGAGCACCCTGCGGATAGGCGCGCAATGCCTCCGTCATCGAGAACGCCGCCTCCTCACGCCGCGTCGTGAAGCTCGGGCCAGTGTCCACCGTCACGTCGTACTTGCCCACGCGGAGGTCGTGCATGGCCATGACAGCCTGCATCATGGGCTGGCCGTTGGGCTGCTGCACGGGCTGGCCGTTCGGCCCCATGACCGGCTGCATCATCGGCTGGCCCGTCTGCGGGTTCTTGCGCTGGAACTGCTGATTGATCTGCACGTTCTCAGGCTTGCCGTCCTCGCCAAGGACCCGCACCACGCGCGCCGCGCTGTAAAAGTGCGGGATGAGGTCGACGATGATGCGGCCCGTGTGCCGAATGGCGCGGGCCATGTTGTCCTGGAAGTGGAACGTGGATACGTCCCCTTCCCGCTGGCGGGCCATGATAGCCCTGCCCGATGTTTCATTCGAGCGCGCACCCAGCGATGCGTCATAGAGGCCGATGATGGCCTTCATGTCGTCAGAGGCGTTGAGCGCTTCCTGCAACGCGCCAGCCGCCGGACCACTATCCACCGGCTGACGCTGGGGTATCGCCGGCCCAGTCACGTCATACTCAAGGAACGGATGCGAGCGCGTATTTGCCGTTGCCCAGTTCGGATCGGTCGCGAAGGCGCCAACCGGCCCAATGAACGGCACGCGGGGCGCAAGGGCCACCAGCTCCGTTGAGGTCGTGCGCCAGTAGTTGAACATACGCTGCGCATCCACGGCGTTGTGGATCAGCGAGCGGAAGAAGCGCTTGCCCTGAACATCGAACTCGTCGCCGTACACAGGCACAATCGGAATGTACCGGCCCGGCCATTCCCGCTCGTCGAGAATATCGGCGCCCGACATGAAGCGCTGCGTAACCTTGTGGCTCTTGGCCGTGCGCTCCGATTTCACCTGAAGCGCGCCGGCCTGCACCAGCACCTTGAGGTCGTCGCGCTCCTCGAAGGTCTTGCGGTCGATGACGGAGCCATTGCTGAGCAGCAAAATGGGGCGCTCGACCTCTTCGCGCTTCCACCACTCGGCCACCATCACATCATCGCCCTCGGCCCACGTGACGCCCTTCCATGCGTCCGTGTTGTCCCAGTTCGATATGCTGTCCGCCGCTTCCTTGCCGTACTGAGCACGGAACGCGTCCTTGCTCATGCGGTCGACCACAAAGGCCGTGTTCCAGTCCGACGAGTCAGCCGCTACGCTGTTCGGATCGCCATAGACGCTAAACGGGTTCAGCACCCGGTGAATGGTGATGTCCTGGTCGAAACTGTCGTCGAAGGCGTAGTCGGCGCCAATGCGGATATAGCCGAAACCATTGCTGACCGCGCATTCGGTCGCGGTGTCGTAAGCCACGTCGGCGTTGGACGTGTATTCGATGTTCCTAATCAGGCCATCGAGGATTTTGGCCGTCTCGATGTCGGCCTTACTGTCGGCCGGGTGGACCTTGATGCTCGGCTTGTTCTGGCGCGCGTCATTCACAACCTGGCGAATGAACGCCGGCAGCTTGTTGATGGTCAGGCACGGCCTGCCATCGGCCTCGCGCTGCTTGCGAATGTCGTCCGGCCACTGCACGCCCTCACGGGCAAAGCGGATGTCGTCCTCGCCCGTCTTGCGGTTGTCGCTTTCCGCTTCCTCGGCAAGGTGGAACTCGTCGAGCGCTTGCGCGTGCAGGTCGTTGCTGTCAGCCATTGGGCTTCTTCACATGCTTACGAAGTTCCTCCGCCAACACTTCCTCGCACAGTCGCGCGAAGATAGCGTCGGCTACCGGGAACTTGCCGGGCGCGACCGATGCCAGGATGGCTGCCAGCGTTTCTTTGCTCATCACCCTGCCCATGCCATTGACCCGCCGACGAACCGCGCAGCGGCAGCCCGCTTCTCGCGCGGCTCCTCATACGCGACGCACATGAGCCCGAACGCATCCGCGCCGTGGCTCGACCAGTCATGCTCTGGACCAAGCCCGATGTTGCGGTCGTCGTTGCTGCGCTTCTCGTGATACCAGCCGAGCGCATCGCGCCCCGCCTCTGTGGTGTTCGCGTTGAACCAGATGCTGGGGAACAGCCGCCTCGCGGCCTCAATCCGCATCTTGGCAGCGCCGGCCCCCTGGTTCGGGACCACCTTGACCTCGAAGCCCGCTTCTTTCAGCGCGGACTCATAGGACACGTCGAACACCTTCTCGTTGTTCGCACCGTCATGCGGCAGCACGCACAGCGCCTTGCCGTATCCCTTGTCGCGAAGCCAGTTGACGTGCGTTGCGAGGGGCTGGCCCACTGCCTCGTAATAGTCGAGAACGCGAAGCTCGCGTCCCACGAACTGAGCTATCCAGATCGCGCAGGCATCGGCCTTGGCACCTGTGCCGCCGATGTCCCAGAAGGCGCGGTACGTCATCAGCGGGTCCGCCGCGACATTGCCGATACGGCCCTTGGCTTTGGCCTCACTGAGCGAAGCGGCGTAGTATGCGCCCTCGACCACGGTCACAAAGTCGCCTTCCCACACATGCTCATACTGATCCGGGCGCTTGGCCTTGTCCTCGAGCCGCGTCCTGTTCAGCGTCTCGGGAAACCACGGGTTGTCGCGCCAGTTCATCTCTGCGATGCGGGCGCCATCCGGCGGGTTCTCACGAAAGCGCTTGTGCGTTGCGCTGTTCTTGCGCTCCGGGTTCCACGTGACCCAAATCTCCGAACCATCCTCTCGAACGGTCGGAACGGCCTTCATCCATGCCGTCTCGCTGACGGGTTCAGCCTCGTCTACCCAGAGCAGGCGGATAAGGGCCTTGGACTTGATGCTGTCCAGGTTGTGGCGCAAACCGATGAAGGCGAAGTCGATGCGCCGGTCCTTGGTGCGGATGAACTTCTCGCCAACGTCATAGTGGTCGGCAAGCCACGGTTCGGACAAGATGGCCGCCTTGACCTCCGCAAGCGAGCTGTCGTCGAGGCTGTTCATGAACTCGCGGCCGCAGGCGATGACGCCCGGCATATTGGCCTGTGCGTATTTTAGGCCCCATACCGCTGCCATCTTGGCGAAGGTGCGCGTCTTGGCTGAGCCCCTACCGCCATATGCGCCGCGATACATGGCCGGGCCATCGAAGACCGGCAGGAGCTTCTCGGGGAGATCAACCCCCGGTGTTTGATCCGACATGCTTGCTGGGGACAGCGCGGAGTTCGATGGTCTGGATGGACAATGGCGCGTCGGGGTCGCCACTCAGCTCTACGCTGGACAGATCGGGCAAGACCTTGTTCAGCAATGCTTTTGCGGCATTAACTTGGGAGGCGTCGAGCAGGGGCTTATCGGCTTCGACGTGAGCCATGAGGCGGTTGATGAGCTGCGATGCCTGTATCTTGGCGCGCGTCTCGTCGTTATGTCGGAAGCCTGCGCTTCTCCCGGCCATTTGGTCTACTCCAGCGACTGCTCTGAGCTTGGTCGCGCTAGTTGTGATCTATCGGCACCCAGGTTTGCCCGGTTTTGGGCGGTTGGGCTTCTTGTTGGGTTTCATGGTTTTTTCCGTTTGTCGCCGGGGAGCTTGGCATGGAAGCCGATGGGGTTTGGCTTCTGGCGCACGATGACGCTGAACTTTGAGCCGGACTGGTCGTGATAGGTGACCTTCGCCTGTCTACCGTCCTCGATTGCCCATGTGGTGGGCAGGGCTACGTGTTCGCCGTGGTCGTTGACGTACATGGTCATGCGTCTAGTGCGCCGTTTCGGCTCGGGCAGCCATTGCCTTGATGGCCTTGGCATCGCCCTTTTCGGCCTGCATTTCCATGCGAAGGACCGAAGCGGCGTCCTCTGCCTCAGAGAGGCTTGGGAACGGGCCGCCTACAGAGGCCATGTCGAGAGTGCGAACCACGTCGAATCCGCCAAAGACGCGACGCGCTGCGAATGAGCGGATGTTCATGCTCACCCTGTTGCCGCGTGTCCATTCTTCGTCGTCAGCCGACAGGCCCGCAGCGCCGAAGCAGGATGGCGTATCGTACGACGGGCACAGCTCGCCGTGCATGTGAATTTCACGCATAGCCGATTTCTCAGCCAACGTGATGCGAGGCTTGCGCCCCGCTACGTCGTCAGTGTCGAGCAATGGCCTATCCTCTGAGGGATGGAGCCGGGTGCGCTTGGGCGCCTGGCAGGGCGTCCAGCGCTTGCTGGCACAGGTCCCCCGGAGAGGCCTGCTGGCGCGGGTCAGAGTCGGTAAAGGAACGGAGCCGCAGATAAAGCCCCGGATGAAACCCGCCCTGCCCACTGCCCGTGTTTGGTGAAATGAAAAAGCCCGGCGCAGTGGCCGGGCTGGTGGCGCAAATCGCGCCGTACTGTTTCTGTCTCAGGTTTTACGCCGGAGGTCAATACCCCCTACCTCGCTGGATCCAACGTGCCAGCCTGCATCAACGCGAAATTCTCTCTGTTCACTTCGTTGAGGTAACCGATGTGGACGCGCAGCAGTCTCTCGAGCGCGATCATTTCCTCAAATCGTTCTTCGTGACATGCCCGATCAAGCAGATCGCCTAGGGCGATTTCGGTGATGCTCTCATCGTTGTCTTTTCTCCACACCGAAATGTAGAAGCCGCCGACGCTATCATAGCGGAGCCCATGGCCGTAGTCGTGCTCGCTCACGCCGCCCTCCTCGTGCTGATGGTTCCGACGAACGTCTGCGGAGTCTCGCCGTCTGCCCGCGTGCCACGTGAAGCGCCAACAGCGGTAAGGTCCAGTTCATCCGCGAGGCGATCGAGGATGCCGAACATCTCCCGCACCCCGGCCTTGATGTGTCCGGTGTTGGGCTTGTTCATGGTCCTGTACCGCCATTTGGCGTATGCCGTAGGGCCAAGGCCGACGATGACGACCTGGAGGAGCCTGCCGGTGTCCTCGTCGCCTAGCGCGTCCTCTATGCGGGCCTTGAGCTTGCGAGCGTCGGCACCCTGCTCGAATACCGCCTCGGGATTGCGATAGCCGCCGTCGACGGGCTCGACCGATGGATCAACAGCTCGGGCTCCCCCGATGATGGAGCGCTCCCATGTGGTCTTGACGATGGCAGCGGCGCGGTTCTGAGCCTCGTTGCCCTTGAACGAAAAGAACCCCCCGAGAATCGTCCTCATGTTCACGCGGGCACGCAGGACGCCGGCCTCTGGGTTGCCGCTGTTGAGCTGGTGCAGGTACTCCGCGAATGTGGTCAGGGGCCTGCCGTCAAGCTGGCGTTCCTCGATGGCGTCTTGTTCGTTCATGTGGTGGTGGTGCCCATTTGGTGAGATTAGTCTTGTTCAAGCGCGCTCAGCCATCTTACAACCGAGGCCGATGGCTTCCTTATTAGGAACTCGCTTTCGAGCAGCCTCTTGAGTTCTACATAACCTTCGATCCAGCCTAGCCACTTGGCGCGCTCAAGCTCGCGTCGAACGTGGCCACGAACCAGAAACCCCGCCTCGAAAGTGCAGTCCTGTTCGCTCATTTCCCATTCCTCGCCTTGATTGCATCGAAGTACGCCGGAGACAGGAAGCCGTGTTGCTTGAGGGCTTCGAGGGCGGCGCGAGCCAACAGTGTCGATGGCTGATTCCCGCTACGGTCTGCCCTTGCTTCCAGCCACGCGGCCTTGAGCGCTTCGCGCACCACCTCCACCGGGTCGGCATATGTGGGTGTGTCGGTCATGCTGCTCTCGCAAACTCACCGAAAAGCTCACGAGCTGCGCACGCGTAGGCTTCGTGAGCATCTGCCGGGTCCGTAAAGAGGCCGAGGTGATAGTTCTTCCCGTCCTTCTTTATCTGAGCCTGCCACTTCTTTGTTTTCTTATGCCAGGTAATGCCCTTGGGCAAATCGCTAGCCCGGTGGTTGCGTTGATTCGCGGCATTCTGCGAGACGGTGGCAAGGCGCAGATTGCTCAAGCGATTGTCGTTCGGGTCGCAGTTGGCATGATCAATGAACGATTCGCGGCCATTCTCCGTGTACCATCTTCCAGATGACGCGGTGAGCCAGATAGACCTTACCATCTATCTTTACACGAGTGGCCGTCTCCTCGCGGTTTCCTGCAATCTGGCCGCAGCGGTTAAAGCCACGCTGACTCTTGGTCCACCGAAGGACGCCGGTTTCCGCGTCATAGGCAAGAATGCTGTTCAGGTATTCCGCTGTCAGTTCCATTTTACGCTGCGTCCCTATCATCTTCCGGGTCGCCCACGGAGTAACCGAGGCGTTCGTGCATCGCGTCCTCGCCCTGATCGGG